GACTATCAACATCAATAAATTTAAAAGGCATTGATTCTTGTTTTTCTTTATCATATAAATAAGTATGATAAAATTCATATAAGCCTGGTTGAAAACCATTTATTGAATTATTATCAGCAGTAAATGGGCCACTTGTATAAAAATCTGGTACACCAGCAGTGTTAGGATGATCTGATACTGCTATAGTATATTGAATAAGAGTATCACCAAAATCTGCATTTGTTATATGAGCATTATTAATAGAACAAATAAGAAGATTCCAACAATCTGGTTTAATTTCTTGATAAGGAAAAACATATTTTATAAAAGCACTACCTGTAGTATGTGTAATTGCAACTTCTTTTAATTCATCATATTGGGATTGAATCATATAAAATCCTATTGCCCAAATTTTTGAATCTGATATTGTATATTCTAAATCTCCACCATCAACATAACCTACAGTAGCAGTAGAACTAAGTCCGCTAGTAGTTCCCGTAATTTTAATATTATTATTTCCTATTAATGGAAATATATCTGTAACATTATCAGCAGTAGCGGAAGTATTACTAAAAACAGGATCAGAAGCTGTGTTTGGAAGTATTTCGGTAAATTGAATACCTACTCTTAAATTTACACTTGTAAAATCTCCTACATCTCCATTAGATCCCTCTGCTACATTACCTATGTATTCAGATGCACTAGAATTAACTCCATTAGTATCACTACCAACTGCTGGGGTAGATATTAAACAATGTCCTGCTGTGGGATTATCTATAGATTGATTTGCTTGTTGCCATCCTAATACCCCAGCACTTCCATTTGAAGATCCTTGTTGAGAAGTTATTATTGTAAAACCAGTTTCTCCATTTGATAATGTAGCATCATCTCTAGTTTCATTAGAAGCATCTACAACTGTAACAATTCCTTGACTAGCTGTTGCTGAAAATCTAGAATTTGCATTTATAGCTGATGCAACTTGAGTTGCGACTGTTTCAGCAGTATCATTTGTAACTAATCCAGTTACTTCTATTATATCACCACTTCCGTAACCACCAACAGTTCCACCAGTAGGACTACTCTCATTATCATTAATATCAATCCAAACTTGATTTTTTTGTTGACCTCCAGCTCCATTGCCTCCATAAATATCAAACCATTTTTGATTTAAACTATTACTAGAATCCGCTACACAAGTTATTTTTGTAATTTGTGGCTGACCTGATCCAGCATTTAAACTTGAAAATCTATGTTCATTAATATATCCAAACCATTTATTAGAAGTTCCAGATTTAAATTCACCATCACCTACTCTTAAATTACCATCTCCTACATAATAGACAGGATGATTTGTATCTATAGATGTAATAATATTATCGTTCCAACTTGTGCTATCTTTTATATCAATAGCATTATCATCTGTATCATATACAATTACAAATGTTTCATTAGAATCAGTACCATCAAATCTTTTATCAGATTTCATAGTAGTTAATCCACGATTTTTAAGAGGATTAGAAAGAGTTCCTATATTGTCAGTTCCCCAAGATCCAACTGGTTTTAATCTTCCTAATTTAGATATTTTAACATTTTGTAATTTAGATGCCTCATTGTCTTTTATATCTCTAGGGTCTGCATTGCTATTTAAACCACCATGAAAACTTTCTATTTTATAGGTTTGTTTAGCCATTTTGCTCGTACTCTATATCTTCTATAATAAGATTTTGAGCGTGTTCTGGAAGTTCACATAAAGAACAAGTATCTTCCGTAAAGTCTACTTCAGAGTTTACATCATGGTCAAATATATCTAATCTAAGTCCACCTTCAGATCCAGATATAGCACCACCATTTCTTACCCCCGATTCGTAGCGTTCCTGTACGGAATCATCCTGTTCAATATATCTCGTCTTTTCTTGCATCCTCCGCACTCCTTTATTTTTCCTCTAGTTACTGTTTTGATTGCACGACTAACTGTGTCACCAAAACCAATGTCATTACTAAATAGGTCTACACTTATTTTCTTACCCACTAGTAACCACTTCTACTTAAATTCTTTTTAATACGATTTTTCATTCTAACATTTTTAGATTTAGCCATAGCAGTTCCAACCATGTCTTGTTCTGCTTTTGCAGATGCCATAGGTTTCTGAGTTTTACCCATTTTTTTACCACCATAACTCATACACTCAGACATAGTTTTATATTTCTTACCAGGCCCTACCATCATTTTACATTTTGCTTTACTTGGCATTACATACCCCTTTTCATTGATTTTTGAATAGCTGCAGATCGTTTGCTTTCATAACTAGACATCTTACCATCTTTATTAAGATCACCTTTTTTAGTTACACATTTTTTAAGTTTCATGTCATACATTTTCCCTGCAGGACATTTTTTCATTTTACCTTTATGTTTCATATTATATTTCCTTCTCATTCCTCCAGTTTTAAGATTTGTTGATCCTCCTCTGCCTGTGTCTGGAGATGCCACATCAGATAATCCAAATACGTCAGCCATTATTTCCAACTTATTCTTTTGCTACTAGTTTTCTTTTTCATAGCAGAAGTACATTGAGCCATTGTAGGTCTACAAGCAGGGTATCCTTTTCTCTTCTCACCTTTACGTCTACCGCAAGGTTTACCAGTTTTACAGTCTACCCATCCTTTACCTTGATTCCTTGAGAACCATTTCCTTAGACCTTCTTTTGCCATTATTTTTTTTTAGAATGTGGAGTCATCTGCACTTTAAAAGAAGCAGTTAGGCTAGCACCTTTATGTGCTTTATATCCACCTCTAGGATTCTTCATAAGTTTTACACCTTTACCAGATTTCATCCAATGATAACCTTTAGGCGCTCTTACACTTTTATTCATGATTTTTTCCTTTTCTTACTTGAATTACCCCAATTAGCAGCTCCTACTTTTCTACATTTAACAAGAGCCCCTGAAGCATAAGCAGAAGGCCACACCTTATATCTTGCTTTAACTTTGTAATAACAAGCATCTTTTTTAGACATTTAACACCTCCATCTTCTTCTAGCCGCACATATTCTTTTATCTGGAGTCTTTGAGCAGTTAATACCATGCATCCTCATTTGACCTGCAGATCTACTACAATACGACTTTCTTCTTTTAGCAGACTTACTACCAGGCTTTACTTTTCCTGTGACTGCTGTTTTTAATTTAGAACCGGGATTCATTCTTCTATAAGCTGCTACACCAGCTCTGGTCATTCCTGCTCCAGATTTAGTAGAACGAAAGTTCTTTTTATTTCTTGCTGGCATTTTACCTTGCTTACGAGCCATTTTACAATCCCATCCTTATTAATACTTTTTCTAACTTATCTCTTAAGTCTTCTAATTCTTTATATAAAAATTCTATATGTTTCTTACATTCACAAGATTTCTTAGATTGTTTTTTAGCTGCTGGCATTATACACCAATTTTTTTAAGCAATACACTTTTAATAACTTTCCAAAGTGCTTCAAGTATTTTTTGTTCTGTATTCTCTGAAATGATAGGTATATCAACTGCTTTATTAATTTCAGCAATTATTTCTGCCCCATTTTCATCTGACAATAAGTCGTCTGCTATTAGTTTTGCTAACATATTAGCTCTCCTTTATTTTTTTTGTTTTTAAATATAAATAGTAAATTTGTACTGCAAACATTATACACATAAGCACACCAGATAGTAAATCTGTCCAATAAACAATTCCTAAACTTGTACTTAATCCTGTTACCTTTAAGCTATCCATTAGTTTACACTATCTGCTTGTGATTTAGATCCTTGACCTGCACTAAAATATGATATTGTATTTTGCATCTGTTCTTGTTCCATTTGTTTTTTCAATACGATTGAATATAATAAATCTAGATGTTTTAATAAAGAATCTATTTGAGGTACTTCTACAACTAAAGAATTAGGATCTTTCTTTTGATATTGATTGTTATATATATCCATTAATGTGTGCATTAGTGCTTGCCATTTATCCTGCTAAGAGATCCATCTATTCTAGATACTTGATTATCTAAATCATTTATTTCTTTTGTCAATGCATCAAACTTACGATCTAATTTATCATCTGATTGATTCCACCTGTTAATAAGTTTTATAATCATACCTTCCATATTCTGTAATGTTTCTGATTGACCTTTATTTTCAATTTTTAAATTTTCTAATTGTTCTTGTTGTCTTGCAGATTTATTGCTAAGAGATACAACTAAATATACGAACATAGCACCCACTACTCCAATCATTCCTGCTTCGCCATATATTGCTAAAAAATCCATTATTTCTTTTTTCTTTTACCCCAACTTAATGGGTTTATATTAAATTCTTTTTCGTAAAAAGCTACTTTATCTGCTAGTTCTTGTCTTTGAGCTCTTTCTTCCACAATATGTTTACTAAGTAAGTCTGCAATTTGTTCATTTGCATCACCCATTTTATTTTCAAGATTTGCAATCCTTGTTTCAATTTGCCAATAACCATATACCAACATTGCAATAAGAACTCCAATCTGACCCAACCATTTAAGGTTAATGCTAACAATGGCGTTATCGTCAAGAATAGTAGTCCTGTAACTTCTAGCGGTATCTGGCTTTGCACTCACTTTACCTCGACTTTTTCCCAATCATTGTGTAGATAACACCAATTAGAATAACTAGACAAACGACCATGATACCAATGTGTAATGCTATCAGCATCAACTATTTCGGTAAATATTGTGTTTGTAAGTGTATCTTGTGGTGTCAGAGGAATGTTTCCTACTATCCATCCTTGACTGCAATTTGGTATTCCTGACATAATTAACAGGAATGTCATAACTCGTACTAACAACTGTAAAATCTCCGTTTTTTAATTTTTTAATTACCTTGTTCATATTTCTTTTATAATGTTATTAACTAATTTGTGCTTACCTATTAACATTCTTCCTGTACCACCACCATGTTCATCATCACATTTATCAACATAAGCTTGTTCAATTGTATCCCAACTATCACTTCTTTTTATAATTTTACCATTAAATGTTAAAAAGTATTTATATCTAGAAGGATAAGTCAGGGTCTCTGTTGTACCATCTGGGTATTTCTTTGTACGGGTAGAACTAGGAGTTGTATTTCTATATAACTTTAGATCGTGACCCTGAGAACTTTTCCTTATCAGCATTTACTTGTCCTCTGATTCCTCTTCTTTAGATAAAGACTCTTTAAGCATATTAACAAATGCATTATGTCCAACTGATAACTGCTCAGCAACAAATTGATTTGTTCTCTGCTTATTCTGTATATCATTAAGATGATTTACCATTAGTTTTTGCTCATCAGTCATATCCTCAATG